CGAGCGCGCCATAGACGAGACACGCGAGCGCCAGCAGCAGGGCGACAGTCACTTCTCACGCGCTTTCAGCATCTCGTCGGCCAACTGGTACGCGCGCTCTGCAATATCTGCGTAGTCGTAGGGCGACCCGCCATCTTGATGCACCACGTACCGCACCATCGCCTTGGCCGCGAAGTAATCGCGCAGGGACATGCCAGCGCGCAGTGTCTCGTTCTCCGCGGGGAACGCTGGACCGCCGTTGCTCTGTGCCATGTCAGAACCTGTTGACCTTGCCCGATTTGTACAGCCGGTTCAACAGCACCTCGCGGCGCCGGTCGCGCTCGATCTTCTGGTTCAGCGCCATCATCCAGTAGGCCAGCCCGATCAGGCTGAGGCAGCAGAGCGCTAGCAGCGGCGGGTTCACAGCAGCCACCACGCGCCATAGCCGACGAGCACCACATAGTCGATCGCCCGAGGACCACGGCAGGGACCGCCACTCCGGCAGTCCATGCCAAACCGCACCGCGATATATGCCGGAGCTAACAACGCGCCCGCTATGGCCAGCGCCAAGGTCACAGCAGCCACCACGCGCCATACCCGACGAGCGCCACCGCCAGGACCGCCAGGACCGTCAGCACGCCCGCCAGCATCTGGAGTGCGTGATCCGCCGACTCTTGCTCCGCCTGCATCGCCATCTGGAACTCCGTGGTGGTCATGACGCTTTCCGGCCTTTCTGGGGCTGAACCGTAGCAGTTGCCAGCCAGGACTGCGGCGGGATGCCGGTCGCGTCCTGAATCCGGACACTCAGCCGGAGTCCGGGTAGTTGGTTCCCCTTCAGCAGATTGCAGATATCCGCCCGCGTAATCTGTAGCAGTTCCGCGACTTGATACTGTTTCATGCCGCTCCGCACCACCCACGCGGCCAGTTGTGCTTGCCCCTTGTTCATCACGAGACGAGATTACCGCTGCGGACAATGGCTGTCAAGCGTTTTGTTGACCTGAGACAAATAAATTATCGCGGCGGGTAAGAAAGTGTGGCAGGATGGGTGCATGATGACTCCCGACGCGACCCTCGTGCAGAACATTCGCGCGTTGCTTGATGCTCGTCGCATTCAGGATCAGGCCCTCGCGCACTACTGCGGCCACCAATCGCCGTGGCTGTCGAAAATCCTCCGACATGGCCGTGGCGTGACCATCCATGACATCGGGAAGATTGCGGCCTTCTTCAACGTGTCCGTGTCGGACCTCTTCCGGCCGCAGCTCGCGATTGAGCTGTACGAGCGCCGGCGGGAGGACCGCCGCGCCAGTGACCGCCGCGCGGTGCAGCAGGACGCGATGAGGACCGGGTAAGCCTGTTCATTAATAAGGGACTTATATACATGACTCCCTCGCACGGTGAATCAGCCTCCATTCCGTTCCGCGCAACGGCATGGCGTGTAGCCGTGGCTGGTCAGCTCGGATTCACATTGCTCGTCATGTGGCGGTTCGCAATCGATACAGCCGGGACACCCTTCACCGACATATGCGCCGCCGTCCCAGTACGACACAAGACCAGTGCCGCCGCAGCGTTCCTCGCTCTCGCCCTTAGATCCGTCGTGTGTCAGATCCACGTCACTTCTCCTTCGCGCGTGTTTTCTCAAGGATGGTCTTTCGGCGCTTTCGCTGAACCGCTGGCTTGCTCCGCGCCTTTGGCCGGTACTTCAGGACGATGTCCGCAATGGCGTCCAGCGCCTTGGGGCTTTCCAGCGGTTCTATACCTTTGCCTTTGCACAAGAGCGCGCCCTCGGGTGTGGCGTGATCGTGTCCGTGCCTGCATCGCCGTTCTCGTCGGCTTGTCATCGGTCCTCCGATCTGGCGATGATGGCGTCCAGACTCTCAATGCCTCGGGCCAGCGTCATCTCGTGTTCGGTCAGCGTGGCCGAGTAGCCCTGTCCAGGTATCTGTCCAGCGTGCTTCTGGCATCCAACAAGGAGATCCCGTGCGGCTTTCAACGCGGCCAACAGCTCGTCGCGTTGCGCCTTCAGATCAAAGGCTTTGACGCCAAGACCTTGCGCAACTTCCTGCCACCAGTCACGGCTATCAGGAGTAGGCTTCTGTCGGTGCTCCGCAACGAGCTGGTGGAGCGGAGACCATTCCGCGACCTCGGTAAACGCCAATCGTTCAAGCTGTTCTGGTGTCGGCATCTAGTTACCCTCTGGTTTGGCGATCAGATCCGAGTAGGTCAGCCGCTTCTGCGCCATGCCGTCCACGAACGAATCGAGACGGGCCATCGTCGGCCGTTCCACGTTGCCGTCGTTCAACCGGAACGCGAACTCGTCCACGTAGCGGCCGGTGTGTTTCGGCGTGATGTGGTGATAGACGCCGATGATCCCGCGCTTCAGGACCGCGAAGGCGCTCTCCACACTGTTCGTGGTGACGTCCTTCCGGCGGTACTGGCGCAGCCCGTGGTTGATGGCATCGTGCCGGTAGAACAGCCCGTCAAGGTCCGCGTAGACTGGCGCTTCGTCGGTGTGCAGATGCGAGCCGAGTTCGATGTTGCTGTAGATGGCGTGCCGAATCGCCTCCGTGGTCGGATTCTCCATCGTCATCGCCTTCAGCCGTCCGCCGCGTTCGCGCATGCCGAGCACGGGCGTTTTGCCGACTGGCCCACGCCCGAGATTCAGCTTTTTGTCCTTGTGCTTGTTCCGCTCCTTGCCGCCGATGTACGTCTCGTCAATTTCCACGATGCCCTGAAGTTTCTTCAGGTCTTTGCCACAGGCTTCGCGCAGCCGGTGGAGCAGGAACCATGCCGACTTCTGCGTGACACCGATCTGCTTCGACAACTGCAACGAGCTGATGCCCTTGCGCGCCGTGACGAGCAGATACATCGCGTAGAGCCACTTGTGGAGCGGGATGTGGCTGCGCTCCATCACGGTGCCGGTGCGAACGGTGAAGTCCTCCGCGCACTGGTTGCAGCGGTAGTAGCCGCCCTTGCGAGACGTGATGCGCTCGCCCAGGCCGCACACCGGACAGACCGGGCCGTTGGGCCACAGACGGCTTTCGAGGTAGAGCCGAGCGGATTCCTTGTCGGGGAACCGTTCGAACAGGTCGAACGTGCTGATCGCGGACTTCGTCGGGTTGGCTTTCGGCATCGGCCTACGACCTCCCCAGGGAGACGACCTCGCCATACAGCCGCGTTCCCTTTGGTCCACGATACTCGGCTACGTGATACGTCGCGCCACGGCCGTTCGTCTTCCGCAGGAACAGAAAGCGAGTCTTACCATGCTGCCGCATAACCTTGGCCTGGAACGGCGAGACATCCTCGCGGCCCAACGCCTTGGTGATTTCGTAGGTCACGCCGTTGACGACAATCACGTTATCCATGAACAGGATTCTACACCCAATCGTCAAGGGAGTCAAGTATATAGTTCCCATTAATAATGAACAGCGGCTATGTCTGACTGTGGTCGAACATGGGTACGCCCGGCGCCACGACGAGCTGATTCGTGATGCGCGAGCAGTTGTTCAGCGCCCACAGGCCCAGGTTCGCGGTCGCCCCGACCTGTCCTGACAGCAGCACGTCCTGGCACCCGTCGAGCACATACCCGCCGAGGAAGGCGTGTGGCTGCGTGCGCCAGATGCGGTTGTTGGACAGGACGGCTTCGGTGCAGCCTTCTGCGAGGTAGACGCCCCACGCCTGTGCGTCTGGTTGCACGACGTAGAAGTCGCAATCCGTGACGTGGATGCCGGTCCATTTCGTGGCAAAGACACCCGCCCGCGTGGCGGGGATATGGACGTCACGCACCCACAGGTTGGGCGTCGGCCAGCCACCCGATCCAAACCCCTTGGCGCGCACGCCGACGTGGCAGTGCATCAGGAACCCGCCGGTGACGTGCAGCCCTTCGCCGTGGCCCTGCATGTCGTAGTCCTCGACCTGAATCGCGGTCTTCGTGCAGGTGATGCGCGGGTTGGTGATATGCACGTCCATGCTGCCGCACAGGTCGATCCCGACTTGCATCGTGGCGTGCTCGAGCTGCGCGTGGGTCTGCTCGTGCATGACGCCAGTGACGAACACGTTATTGAGCGTGGCGTTCCAGCAGTTCTTGAGCCGGATGCCGGTCGTGAACGGGCCTCGCACGGACACGTTGTCCAGCAGCACAGACGGCCAGATAACCGAGGGGCATTCAGGGAAGACGATCTCAATGCCGCAGTCCTGTGACGTGTGCGTTGCCACGATCATGTCACGGAGCACGATTGGCTCCCGAAAGCTGGGATCGCCTTCGATGCGAAGCGGTCCATAGTGGTTCTGCATCACCTCACCTCACGTACCGGCCGGCTAAACGTCGGTGCTCCCGCCGCAGGAGCAGCCAGTGCATCCAGACGGAGCCCGCCACGGTGAAGCAAACGTAGAACGGCGCGATGATCAGGAGGCTCACGCCCTCGGCCACCTTCGACACCGCCAGCGTCAGGCTCACGATCCAGACGCCATTGCTGAACGACGAGGCGATGGCGTTCTCACGGAGCCGATCCGAGTTACGGACACGCATGGTCCACGTCTGGCTGGCTTGCTGGAGCACCAGCAGCACCGCCCAGATCACCCAGCTCACTGGCTATCCAGCCAGATCAACATGCCCGTGTTGCAGCGGATGGCCGCCAGATGATCCTCGCTCCGGTCGCCGTCCGCGTAGCGCAGGGCATGTTCGATCAGGTGGTTGATGCGGTCGCGCCTGAAGGCGGGATCGGATGCGCCCTGCTGGTAGTTGTTCTCGCCATGTTTCCTGGCGCCCTCGGCCATGCGCACCGCTTCGCGCCGCTGAGCCTCGAGCGGGATCAGGTCATAGCGGGGCTTTTCTTCGCTGCTTTTGGCCCCGCTGGCAAACACTGCCGATGTCTCCATGCCGCTCCTGTGCGGTGAATAGCCGCCCGAATCTCCGCTTACTTCTTCCGTGCCAGCCGATAGGCTGCCACGGCCAGGCCCGCGACAATCGTGCCCTGCACGAGTGCCTGAAACGCCCACAGCAGCACGAGGCGCATGGCCTGGTCAGCCATGATCAGTGTTGGATCACCCTGCATTAGTCTCTCCTTCGACTCTTGTGCTTCTTGGCGATGCGGGTGTACTCAGTGTACACCTGTTGAATCTGTTCGTCTGACATGCGGCGCAGAATCCACGTCGTCGTACGCCGGACATACGCCTCGGACCAGTGCGGCGCGATGCGGTGCAGACACTCGTGGATGACGGTATCGACCGTCCCGATCGCTGGATTAATGCGGATCACATGTCCATCGGTCTCGCCGTGGACAAAGCAGTCCCGGTCTGCGATCCAGCCCTCGGTGATGCGGCCGGCGCCCAGCTCCGTCAGGACACGCACGAGTAACGCCGGGCGTTCCACCTTGCGACTCATGGCGTGTAGGATTCGACGTTGGCGGTCCCGCCAGACCACTTCTGCGGCGGCCCCAGATACCCCAGTTCCAGCAGCGTGCGCCGCATCTCGATATGCTGCTGCACGTCGCCCACGACCCGCTTCCGCGTCTCGGCCAGACCTTCCGGTCGCAGCCGGTTCGCGGCCCGCCACTTCGTCTGGGTCATCTGCACCTTGTCATGCTGGAGCTGCAACATGCCGGCAAGGCTTTCCTGCGACCCGCTGATGCCCTTGCGCCGGACCAGGTGCGTCTTGGTGTCCTGCACGAGCTTCGAGCGCAGTGTGGGCATCTGGTATTCCATCAGCGCCGCGTTGATCTGGGGCAAGTCGTGGCCGGTGATGTAGTGCCCCGTCACCATGTCGGCCTGGTTGTAGGCATCGACATATTGCCGCAACATGTCGATGGGATCGACTTCTCCCAGGAGCACACAGGTCACGTCGTCGGGCTGGTCGCACCACGCCCAGGCAATGGCGGTGATCTCGGCCGTGGTGAAGTCCGAGCCGAGATACGTCAGCGGGCGGTTCTCGATGTCGAAGTCCAACACCCGCAAGGGCCGGTGCTGCGCGACGAACCGCGTGTGCTCAATTCTCCGAACGTGTGGCGTTGTCTGCGGCGGTGTTGGGATCGGCGGCCTTACTTCCATCCTGAACTTGAGCAACATGTTCTACCTTGATGTCAAACGCCGATCCCGCCGGCATCCCCAGGACGGATTTGCCGCTCTTGTACGCCTCGATCTCTGGAAGCAGCACGTCCTCTTCCCAATCAATCCGCTCCAGGCCCTGCTTCAACCGAAACTCCGACCGCATATACAGCTTGATCTTGCGCTCCGCCCGTGAGTCCCTACTCAGTGACATGCTGCCTCTGTTTGAATGTCGCCAGCCGTTGCCTGACGATCTCCTGCGCTGCCCGCGCCGCGTCTGGCGTGGGGAAATACACTTTGCGTTGCCCGATCCGCACCGCTTTGGCATTGCTCCGCGCCACCTTGGCGCGGCCCTTGAGACTGATGAGGTATTTGCGCTTGGACGCGCGGCACTTGTCTGTGCGGCTATACCGCTGCCGTGCTGGCTTGCCGGATCGCCGGTAGATGCAGCGGGCGCACCAGTAGATGCGGATGCGGAGATTGCCCGGCGCGATCCGTCCACCGCAGGGGCACACCCTCATGGAATCGAGACGATCAAGGCCACCGCCACGATGGTAATGAGCAGCGTAAAGCCGGTCAGGATCAGGACGGCTTGCCAGAACTCCGCCGGGTCGGTCGGTCGCTCGTCTCTCATGGGTCCTCTCTGCGAATCCGTAAGCGCATCCGCGGCACCGACACCGACGTGTCCACGACGCCCAAGTCCAGTCCGTCGTTGCCCGCGTTGCGGTAGGTGCTGCCGGGAATGAGATGGCTGTCCCCGTCGAATTGCGCCGCATGGTCCTCTTCGGTCGGACGCCAGGTGACGGACGGATAGACGTACGCCTCGTTGCCGCCCGCCAGGACGTTGTGCGTCCAGGTGTAGGTTTCGGTCATCGCCTCGAGCGCCGACGTGCCGATGCTGCCACCGAACACGCCATATTCCCGGTGGTAGGCGAGGTTGTTGATGTAGGTCAGATTCGAGATCGCGAACAGCCCCGCCCGCAGCCCGTCGCCGCCGGTCGGGTCCACGTCCCCCAGGTAGAGCGTCATCAGGTTGCCGCCCTGGTTGATGGTGTTGTGCTGGATGGTGACGGTCCCGACTTCCCCACCCGCCTGCAGAAAGAAGCCCGTCCCACTCAGGTAGTTGTGCTGAATGGTGATGCGGGTGGCCTGTCCAGACGTGTGGCCGCTCGTGTTCTCGTACCCGAGGATGTTGATAATGCCCTCGGTGTTGCGCACCGTATTCCGTTCAAACAGCACATCTTCGACCACCGCCCATGGGGACCCGCCTTCGTCGTTGCGCGTGGTGAAGACGATGGCCGTCCCGCTCTGCCCGTCTGACCAGTTGTGTTCGAACAGGTTGTTCGTGATCGTGACCCGTTTCGCCTGTTTCAGTTCGAACAGGTTCTTGACGACTTTGCCCTCGCCCAGCCAACTGGTCTGCTTCGACATGTGGTTGCCGTCGACCAGGATGTCCTGCGGGATGTTGCCCACCGAGGAACTGTTCGCGCCGCCGAAGAGGATGTTGATGCTGGCGGCCTCAAGGTAGTTGTCGGTGACGGTGTAGGGGCCGGCGCCATCCCACGCGCAGAACGCCTGCGACTCGACGCCCAGCATCCAGATATTCGCGATGTGCGACCGCGTGAGCGTGATGTTGGTGCCGTTCGCTTGGATGCCGCGCTTCTGCCCCTCGACCCCGGCGACGATGAGGATGCGGTCCATGTAGATCGAATCCGACCCCGCCATGCGCAGGACCTCTCCGTTGCCTCCGGTCGTGGAGCCGAACTGCAACCCGTCGAGGCGCCAATTCGCGACCCCCGTGCCACCGATGAGTGGCGGGTCGGCATTGCCCGGCGCAATCAGCGGGAGCAGGGACGCATCGGCTACCGTGATCCGTCGATTGGGCAGCGTGGCTGACGAGCGAATCGTGATGGCCGCCCCGAACGACTTCACGGGTAGCGTAAAGTTCCCCGTGAACGTCGCGCCGGCCTCGACCACGATCTCATCGCCTGGGACGGCGGCATTCAGCGCCGCTTGGAGATCGCCCCCGGAGTTAACGGTAATAGTGGCGGCGGCGGTGGGAGACGCCCACGCCAAGGCAAGTACGAGAACGACCCCACGCATCTACTGAATCCCTCGAATCTCTGACACCGATGGCCCGGCCGGCGCCTGCGTGACCGTGACCGTGAACGTCGCGGAGAACACCGCTTCGCGCACGGCGTTGGTCCCCGCAATTTGAATCAGGCGCGTGCCCGGCGTGACGACCAACTGCGCGGAGTAGAGACGCTTGCCCTGCGCGTTGGCGGTGCCGCCGACCGTGACGTTGTTCAGGGCGCGCCGCACGTTGTCGACCATTGCCGTCCACGCCGTCACCGTCGTGGCGTTGCCATTGGTGTCGCGGCCATCCCAGCACCAGGTCAGCGTGCGCGTGCCCTCGACCACGGTGCCCGTCGTTGGGGGGACACCATCGCACGGATGCGTCTGCGCCACTGTGATCGCAAACGGCGTGGAGAAGGCGGACCAGGCACTGACCGCCGTGCCCGCGACGACGCGATACGCGGCCCTGAATCCGGTGCCTGCTGGCAGCGCCACGAACTGCGCCGCGATGGGAATGGCGCAGTCGCGCGTCGTGGGGTTCGCGGGATCGTCAACGCGGCCCTCATCCGGGTTCACGATCGGCAGCGTCTCGCTTTCCTTCGGCTGATTGCAGGCCAGTGACGCGAGCGGGTACGTCACGGGGGCCGCCAGCGGCGTGCCCGTCGCAGGGCTGGTGGCCGTTGCCGGGAAGGCGGCCACGGAAAACGCGGTGGCCTGCGCCACGAGCAGGAACGTCGTCAACATGCTATGTCCTCCACCAGCGCAGCACCGCGAACTTGATGCGCGCGAGTTTTTCTACCAGGTCGATCAGGGTCATGTCACTTCCCCAGCGGTTGCGCCGTGTTGACGCGGAGCCAGAGATTGAGCAGCGCCGACAGGGCCGACACGAACTTGGCTGCGGCGTTGGGCACAATCGTGCCCACTTCGGGCAGGGACAGCGCGAGCGCGGTAAACGTGATGACGTTGATCCAGATGACCTTTGACTGATACCAGGGTTTCTGTTCCATGACTAGCCCTCTGCGGCCAGCGTGCCGCGATACGTCTTGCCGAATGCTTGCAGCGTCACTGGCACCGCAGCCGGCGCCGTGCTGGGCGTGCCCTTCTCGAGCGCGGTGACTCTGGCCTCCAGCGCGGTCAGGCGCTTCTCGATGTCAGGCTCTGGCTTGGGGTCAGGGTCAGGCTTGGGCGCGTCCCCCGGTGCCAGCCAGACGGCCCCAGCGGACTGCGGATACTCCAGCGGCTGCCATGCCGGGTTGTTGGCCCCGCCGCCGTCTTGCAGCACGTCATAGAGCTGCGGCTGCTGGCCGGGGAAGTCATACGCCAGCACGTCGCCACTCGGGTCATTCGCGTTGCCGCGCTTGCCGTTCAGGCCCCAGGAGCCACCGAGCTTTTGCGCGACGAGGCGCACATACGGCAGCGGCGGCTGGTCAGGGCCGAATCCCGTCTCAGCGCGCACAGTCGCCAGCATGGCTTGCGCGCGGTCTTGTTCACTCTGCGGTACGTCAGGCATAGGTTTCGGGTCCGGTTTCGGGTCAGGTTGTGGAATGGGCGTCTCCAGCGGCAGGCTGGCAATCTCGCTCACGTCGAACCAGAGGAACACGGCCTTGTTCTCTGACCGCTTGATCAGGGCGACGGCACAGGCATTCGCGATTCGCGAATAACGAATATCGAAGCATCCGCCCGGCTCGAGCACGCGATGCGGGCCGAGAGCCAGGTCCCCGTCCCTGTCAATAACGTCTTCCTGCACGATGCACGCGGCCTCACCTTGGCCGATGGTCACGCCTGCGTAGTGGCTGAACTCCCAGAAGCCGGTCAGGCCCAGCGACTCCGCCAGCGGTGTGCTGCTGTTGATCGACTCATCGCCCGTGACAATCTGGCCCAGCTCGTCAACGTAGCGGAACCCTTGCGAGCCATCTTCCAGCTTCGCCAGGTGCAGTTGCCCGTCGCGCGTGTAGATGACCGGGTTGACGCCAAACGTGGCGCCGCGGTCCTGCCACTGCACGCCGTCCCATTCCCAGGCGGTGCCGCTGGACTGGCCCTGCGCCGCAATGCGCACGTCCAGACGTGGGTAGAGCAGCGCCTCACCGGGCAGCGGCAGCACGCCTGCCTGTGTATGGACTGCAGTCCATGTGGTCGCGACCCAGGCCCCACCGACCCGGCAGTCTGCCCCGATGGCGCCTAGCACCTCATGTCTCAGCATGGTAAAATCACCGTGGCAGATGCGGCGGGGATGCTGACCCGCACTGGTTAGCCTTGCTAACGTACCTGTCGGCAACGCAAGATGAGGCACGCGCCCGATCAGCCGGGTCAGAACCGGCCATCTGCCACCTCATTTCAGCAGCCCAGCCAACTGCATCCCCTCGGGACAGTAGAGCGTCACCGTCCAGCCACCACTGCTCCAGCGCACGGTCGATGTCACGCGGCACTGTTGATAAAGCATCGGCACATTCCACGTACTCGGCGTATGCGGCGTCTGCTGTGGCTTTGCGCAGGACAGCGTAGTGACTACGCAGAACAGCGCAATGCGCCTCATTGCCAGAACCCCGTCCGCCATTGTTCCGCCAGCCGCAGCGCCCGATCCCCGACCTGTTCCGCCCAGAGCGATTGCAGCATCTGGATCGGCACCGCCTCGTCCTGGCGGGCCTCCATCAGCTTCAGCGTGTTCGGGAACTTGAGCACCCGCTTGATGCCCATGTTGAACACCATGTTGACGAGCACCGCTTGCCGCACCACATCCAGCGTGTCAAACCACGGGAAGTTCGCCCTGCAGTCCAGTTCCGCCCCGTCGATGTCGTGGTCCAGCAGGGTAATCGCTTCCGTATGGGTAATCCCGCGATCCGTCAGGTTCCGCCCCACCCCAATCGTGAGCTTGCCCACCGTGTCCGTGTAGGGCTTGAGCCGCATCCCCTCGTCCCGAATCAGTTGCTCCACGAGGCGGTCGCGGTTCATGCCTGATCCGTCGAGCGCGCCCCATACGACCGACGCACCAGCGTCTTGACATCGCCCTTAATCTCAGAGATGTCATTCGCCAGATCGTTCGTGCGTTGCTCGGCCTTGTCGATGCGGCCTTCCAGGCGCACGAGCCAGACCACGCACCCGATAGACCCACCCGCGATTGCCAGTGCCAACCCAGGCTCAATCGTCATCGCTGCTCCACGCTACTCTTGCTGACCCATGAGGTGGGCGATGAGAGCTGCCCGTAACAGTTCCGGATTGATGGCCGCGCCCGTCGCGCGCACGGGCACAGACCCCAGCGCCATCGGGATCTGCGGCCACGTCCGCCCAAGCGCCACGCCTGCGCCGATAGCACCAGCCGCCGGAATGCCCATCGACGACGCGCCAGCGCCCGCCAACGCCGCACTCATCGGGATCGTCTTCGACCGCTCCCCGATGTCCTGCCACATCCTGCCCACCAATGCCATCTGTCGCGCGGTGTCGTCTAACGGCGCGATCTCTGGCAAGGCGTGGCGCAGTTCATGACGCGCGTTATCGGCCATCTCCACCCGGCCTCGATCCGTCACGCTTCGTACTTGACCGTGACGTTCTTCGGCGCGATACGAGGCGTCATTGTCTCGATCCAGTCGGCGCCTACGACGCAGCAGCTCGCCCGTGCCAATGTTTTGCGGCAGCGTGGCAACGGTCTCCGCCTCAAGCCTCGCCAGCTCGTCGAGTGGCCGCACGTTCGGGGTCGTATCGACGGCCTCTTGCAACGTCCTTGGAAAATCAGCGACGGCCGTTCTCGGCACGGTGGCACCCGCGGCCTCGGCTTCGTCGGCCATCCGCGTGACTTGATCGGCTGCGGCATGGGATCGTCGCTGGGCCTGCCCCCGCGTGAGCGTGGTGGTTCTCAGCGCCGCACGCTCCAGTTCTAGAGGGGCGCGCGTCTGACGAATAAGGCTTCTCGGCGGCGTCGTGAACGGTCGCATAGCCGCCGCCGTGCCGTATTCGGTGGCTGTGGCGATCGGTCTGGTAATCGCGTTCGGCCTGAGAACGCCCGTCAGCAGCCCGGCGGTTTTCCCAAGCCCGCCAGCGATGTCTCCGGTCGCGCCGATTTCTTCCCCGATGTTGGCGGCAGCCGGGCCAAGAATGGGGAGCAAGGCGGCGGCGCCGTGGCCCAAGGCTTCGCTATAGCGGCCCTGCGCCACGTTCTCGAACGCCTTCTGCGCCTGCCCGACGTGGCTCTCGTAGATGTTTTTGGCGGTGTCGATGGGATGGCTGACGGCATCGACCGCGCCCTTGACCATGCTCGCCGGGTTCAACATCTCCCATGCGCCGCCCGCAAACCGTGCGGCGGCGCCGCTCTTGGGCTCTGGCGTCTCCGTCTTGGCAGCGGCACCGGCATTCGGATCGGTCGACAGGTAGCCACTGGACGCCTGTCCAGCATTCGGATCGGTGGAAAGATACTGTGGCTGTTGCGGCATGGCCTACCTCTGCACCGGCAACCAGCCCTTGCCGTCCCACCGACCCGGCTTGCCGCCGATCATTCGTTCCTCGCCCACCTTCGGGCCTGCACCCGTGTCGCGGATGGGCACCTTGACCGCACCGCCAGAGAATTGCGCCTTCGCAGTTTCCCAGCGGTCAAGGACAGCCGTCACCTTCATCAGTTCGGCCTTGACCTGTTCCGGCGTCTGCGCCTGGTCGAGTGCGGCCAGCGACGATTGCAAGAACCCGATTTCCTTGTCCGACACCTGTCCGAGTGCGCCGCCGGTCTTGCTGGCTTGTCGCATTTCCGTGATTTCATTGAACCCGACGTTCGCCTTCAACGAGTCGAGCTTGGCCTTGTAGTTCAGCGCGTCCGACGTGGGGACACCCTTCAAGAGACTGCCCCAGCCGGTCGTCTTGTTGTTCGTGAGGGGCAACAACTCGTCCACCGCGTCCCGCATCCGTTGGCCGCGTTCCGCGCCATAGAGGTCCGCAAACTCGCCGGACTGCGCAGGACCGCCAGCACTGCCCTCCTGCCGCATCCCGAGCGTCCGGCGCTGCTCTGCGCCTTCGGCGGCTGTCTCGCCAATGCGATAGCCGTGCAGCGTCTTGTCGCGGCCCGTGGTGAATGTCCGATCGGCCTCTTCGGCGGCAGGCTTGCGCAGCAATTCGCCCGTGATGGCGCCCGTATGCGCCACGTCGGCTTCGCGTTGCGGCCCGTGTGCGTCGAATTGCCTGACCTTCTCACCGAGTTCGGCTTGGTCGTGATCCGCGCGTCGACCACCCAAGGCCAGGTTGCCCTTGCCCAACTCGTAGTCCTGTGCGTTGCCTGCTTCCTGAATGTCCAGCCCACGGCCACGCAAGCCCATCTCCTGCTGGGCAATGCCCTGCCGGTCCATGTGCTCCCGCTGCGACTGCTTGAACTGTGCCTCCAGGAACAACCGCTGCAGCACCTGCTGCAACCCTTCGGCGGCGCCCGATCCCATGCTCATGTCAGAACCTCACGTTCCGCTGATTCTGCGTGACGCCGTATGGCTGGCCCGGCAGCGCCGAGTACGTGGCGGGTTCCTCGTTCTGTTGCAGTGACTTCCCGACCCCGCCCGCGAGTGACGAGAGTAGGCTCGCCCAGTCCAGACCCTTTTCAAGCCCACCCGCGCCTGCTGGCGGCGTGATCTGCGGTCCCTTGAGAATGTCCCCGCCCGTGAACGTGTCGCCCTGCATGAG